GCAGAGAAGGCTGCCGGTAGTATTGTGGTGAACAACGGCACGATCACGCCCATCAACGAACTACCGAGCGTCACCCACGCCGTGCCCATCGCGGCGATCATTGGGGCAAATTGAACCCCGGCAGCTAAGATACCTTGCATCGGAGCCGGGAGCTTCATGAACGTTTCGAGCACGGGGAGCAGCGCTTCCGCTTGCATTGTCTTGATCTTGCCCTGCATCGTTTCCCAGCTGTCGCCGAGTTCGTCCCCCCGTGCCACGAGATCGTTGCTGATCACGTTGCCCGTCTCATGCGCCTTGGCGCGTAGTCCTTCGATGTCCCCCGTAAGCACAGGCAGGAGCTGCGTCCCAGACTTACCAAACAACTCCATAGCCACCTTCGAGCGCACCATCGGGTCTTCGATCTTGGCAACAGCCGCACCGATGGCCTCGAAGGCTTTGTCCGGCTGCATGCCCTGCAGTTCCGTGAGGCTCAAGCCCATCGCCTTGAATAACCCCACGGCCCCCTTCTGGGGATCTGCCAAGTTCTTGCCCATGATGGCAAGTGCCCCGCTGACTTGGTCGAACGACGAGCCGCTCAACCGCGCCGCGTAGTCCAACTCCTGCACGGCCTCGGCTGAAATGCCAGACTTCTTGCTGAGATCGTCGATGTGCCCCGTAAGCGTGAGCACCTGCCCTGCTGCAGCGGCTACCTCCTTGAAGGCAAAGGCTGTGGCCGCCACACCTGCCATGGATTTCAGGGTGTCGCTGAAACCGCCCACATTGCCCTTGATGGTGTCAAGTTTCCCTGACAACTCATCTTTGAGCTTGAGAACGGCTTCGACTTCCTCAACGGTCAGGGCCACCTATCGTCTCCTCCCTCTCACTTCGGCCATCGCCCGCTTATGCTCAGCGTCTTGCTGCTCTTCCTTCACGAGGTCAATCAGCACGTCGAGGTAGAACGCCGGCAGGTCGCAGTAATCCTGCCACGACCAGTGCATGAACCGCATGATCACAAGGTCTTCACGGGCTCTTTGGTAGTCATAGCCGTCGTGGTCGGCTCGTCTTTTTTTGCCCGATCAGCCCCCCGCTTCGCATGCTCGTCCACCGTCTTCTCAATCACGTCGTACACGTCCGTCCGTAGCCCGCGCAACGTCGTGTAATCGCGTGGCAGCGTCCGGTTCTTGTCGTCCGTGAGCGACCAGTTGGAGATCCAGATACGCGTCTTCTCCAACGTGGCGCCGTCCATGTCCACGTTCAGCTCATAGTCGTCCTTTCCGTCGCCTCCGCGCCCTTCCGGTGGCTTCGACCACGAGCGCACGCCCGCCGACCTGATACGGTTGCGCTCGCCCGTGGACAGCTCTCGCTTCAGCTCGATCCAGAAAGACCCGATCCCATCGCACCATGTCTGCTCCTTCATGCGCCGCCGTCTACGCTTAGGTGGGGTTCTTCGACAGCGCGCCGCTGCCCTCGAACGTCACCGAGAAATTCTCCTTGCTCGTCACCGAACCATCCACACTGACCTTCGGCCAGATGTTCCCGTAGTAGTAGCGTGTGCCCACGGTCTTGTCGGGGTAGAGGTAGAATCCGACCGTTGCAGCCGCGTTCGCCGCATCCCACAGCACGTCCTGCGCGTCATCGAAGTTCCCACTGAACGCTCCGGAGAACCGCTGCAGCCCTTTCAGGCGCGTCTCCCAGGTGTCGCCAATCGCCGGATCAGGCTCCGTGTCGAAGTCCAGGTCGATGGACCACTCGGCCACTTCCGTGATGAGGATGGGCGGGTTCGTCCCGTCGCCCATGTAGAGCATCGATCCTTTTCCATGTAGCGTAGACATTGTGTGCTTCTCCTATACGAGTTGAGGCTGCCGCGCGTGCATGAGCGTTTGCACACGGGCATCAAATGTTTCGTTTTCGACCGCCGCCTGCAACTGTTTCGCCACGCGCCGTCGTCCCACGTCGTCCTTCAGCCATCGACGAAGTTGCCGTCCTAAATCTTCTACACCGTCGAACGTAGGAACATCAACGTTGCCAAACATTTCACGTAGTCCTGGCCGATCGTCGGTCAACAAGAATCCTCGGCACGCGGCAACCTCGAGGCACCTGGGGTTCACGCTGCTGCTCGCCTCCCCTGTTCGATGGATGTTAAGGCAAACCTTGGCCGAGGCGTATGCGTGACTGATAGCCTCGTTCCGAATCAATACGGCCTCGTCCTGCGCCCACCGAACATGTCGATAGAGTGGGCTTCCGGGCTTCACCGTCGGCCAATGACCATAAATGCGCACGTCGATCCCATCCCAATCGACGCCCTCCAGTAACGCCTGCCGCTCGGGCCACCCCGTGCCACACATGAATACATCGCACCCAAACTCCTCGGACGGAGGCACTGGGTGATGCACGCTCTGGTCGTATGACGGAGGTAAATACGTCCACCCATCAGCTTCTGCCGAGGCGCGATCGTTCGTCGTGCACTGCATCCCAGGATAGATGGCCGCAAAGGCACGCTGTTGTTCGTCGTTGTAGGGGCTTTCGGTAAAGATTGCCGTCGTGGGCACGCCCAGCCGCTGCAGATAGAACAACCCGTCCGGGTGAAAGGACAGCCCCGCGATGATGACCACCTGATGTGGGTTATGCCGAAGCACGAACGCCGCAATGCCCTCGGTCGCCTCGCGCGACAGCAGGTCCAGGTTCCGTGAAAGGTCCAGTTCCGCATCCTGCTTCGCGGACCGTAACGCCGCCGCATGATACTTGAACCTGTTGTTTAACTTGAAGTCGATAACCGTATGCCCTGCCCGCACCAGCGCATTGCGGTAGCCACGCGTCACATCCGACACCGATACCTCAGCAGCGGGCCATACCAACACGATGCGCTGCGGATCAGACGATGCAGCAACCGGAAATACGGCTACCTTTGGAGTCCGGCACAACACGCACACACCGTCAACGGCATCCTCCCGAAAGATGGTTCGTTGACATTGCGTGCACCGAGTGGGGCCAAGAGATGCCACCCGTCCCTCTCGCAGCTCGGGCCGCGCGATGACGATCACGTCCTCTACCCACAGAGGTCCTTGTCGCGTGGCCTCGACCGTCTGCACCATCCAATCGAAATCTGCCTCAATGTACCGTTCCGCCGGAATGTCGCGAGCGGATGGTCGGGGAGCGGCCATGCACGAGCCGCTGACACGGCTGCGTATCAACTCGCGTTTATCCCACAGCACCTCGCGCCACGGTGCCATCCACTGAAACAGCACCACGCGAGCACGTTCTTCACCAATAGCGTCGCGCAGCCTCGCCCAGGCCCCGTCACAGAGAATGTCATCGTCGCCGAACGACAAGATGTAGTCGGCCGTCAGCTCGCGCCAGACCGCGTTGTGCTGTGCCACGCCGTAGAAGTGATCTGTGCCGGCATGCTCACGGTATTGAATGATGCCGTTGCTCTGTTCGATGTAAGGGAACACCCGCACCGCGACACGCTGTGTATCATCCGGGTCGCCCAAACTGTCCCGCACGATGATGATCTCGTCGCCAGGCAACAACGCTTGTGCGAGAATCGAGTCCAACGTCTGCTCCAACGGGGGACGCCCGATGGTGGCGATGATGGCGGAGAGCGAGGGGCCTATCATGCTGCTTTCCTCTTCCTCTTGGCTACGCGGCGACACGAGCTGCACACGCCCTGCGTGTCCACATCTGTCACAAAGATAGACCGGCCACAGGTCGTGCAGACGACACCTTGCACCCCTCGGCAAATGGCGCATACCTGATCGTGCGGTTTGGGCAAAAACCAGCTCTCAGGTGCGTCCCATCCGCAGAATCGGCACTGTTTACTGTCTTCTGACGGGATGAAACACCCGTTGTAATCGCGCAGCCACTGAACGTGTTGTAAAAACATCCAGTTATCAAATCGGTGTATGAGGCTTACGACCACTATCCACGCAATAACGAGCGTTACAATGATGACGATCACGACACAACCTTCTCAGCTTCGAGGTTGAATCCGTAGTTCGGGCGGTTGTTCTCATCGCGGAAGAGGAGCCCCGGCGACTGCAACACGGTCACGCTGCGGTATCGGACCGTCTCGATGGTCTGGTTCGCCACCTTGCTGAACGCCACGGCCGCGAGCTTCGCCTTCGTCAACGCCGTTGCCTCGTCCGTGTTCCGTGCGCGGAACTGAAGGCGCGATACCTCTAGCGTTAACCCCGCCGACCCACACGTCAATTCGGGCGGGGCGCCGGGATACTGCGTCAGCACCATACCGTTGACCTTCCCCGCCGGCAGTTCACCGGCGAATAGGTCCGTGCCGACAGTCCCAACACCCTCGTCTTCGAGGTATTCGCAAAGTTCAGAATCTGCTGGCATTAGGATCTCATCGCGGCCGCAAGCCGCGCTGCGAAATATGGCCGCAGTTCAAGCATTACCGACTCCAGATACTTTGCCTGTCCCACCTTATGGAACGCCTCGAGATTTTCGTGCACTGCCGCCGCATACGGCGCCGCTGGCCCGCCAAACACCATACGTACCTGCCACACGCCTCCGACCTGCTCCGGCCCTATGACAAGGCCGCTGGAGCGCAACACGCCTGTATCGACCGGCGTGCGCTTCTTGGCCTCGGTCATCTCGACCTCGGCGATGGTCCGCAGTGCCCGCGCGCTCTTGTCCTTTGTCAGCGCCCCGAACTTCCGCTCAATCGTGGCGTGGAGCTTGTTGAAGTTCTTCAGCTCTAGGGACACGGCGTTCTCAGACATAAATCTCCACGTGATGACTCGCCGTTTCGTCTGCCTGCCGGCCAACGGAAAAGAAAGGTGGCGTCTGTGGGTCAAACCCCGCTGGCAACGTCAACTGCCCTGTCGGATCCAAGGCCGACGTCGTGCCTACGTAGATGCGCCACGCCGCTTTCCGTTCTTCCCCGCTGGCACTACGGACGATCTGCTCCCCCTTCACCGGCTCG